ACAAGCCAAAGAGAATTCTAAAAATTACGAACCTATAGTGGTAATGAAGAAAAATCGAAAAAAACCACTGGTCGTGGTTGATGCAGAATTCTTTGTTGGATTACTAGAACTCAAAGATGTCACAATTAACACGGAAAGATCTGATTAAAATCATTGTAGCAAATGAAATGATTGACATACAAGATCTAACAGAGTACAATAAAACATTAAGGGAAACTTATAGGAACTGGGAACACAAATCTAGCGAAGATCTTGTGTCTAAATATAACAAGATTCGACATGAACACATCACAGTCGAATTTCTCTCCGTCAACCCTTGACACCACTCGACAGATCTGTTATACTGTAAAGGTGATAAGGGGGATTAACTCAGCGGTAGAGTGGTTCCCTTACACGGAATAAGTCACTGGTTCAAATCCAGTATCTCCCACCTGATTATTTTTAACTATGATTCTTGAAACAATTTTGGCACTGAGTGCCGTTGATTACGATCATCTAGCTAGAGCGGTAAAGGTTGAAGCAAGACCTAATACCATGGATGAATACTGTGTTGCAGTATCTATTCTTAATCGTGTTAGATCTCCTCATTATCCTAATACTGTTGCTGATGTAGTATATGCTCCTGGTCAATATCAAGGATTTGACTATTGGAGACCTGTTGCTCCCACTGCTTTAGTGAGTGAATTGAGATCTGAACTTGGTCGTTCTAAACTCCTACAAGCATACGACATTATTGGAGATAGGACTGACTTTAAAGGTCAGAGAATGCTACCATATCGTGTAGTAGCAGAAGACCCAATGTGTGATCGAAAAGGTAACTTCTTTCACTATCACTGGCAAACATGACCTATCCAGCTCCAATCTTTTTATCATATGATGAGTGGTTCGGTGAACCAATTTTGACAGAAACTCAAATGGAATATCAAAAATTAATGGAAGAACCTGACGATATTATTGTTAATATGGATGGGGGTGTTGGTGGTTCTTGGTTTGTACAGAAAACGGAACCAGAAGATATCCATCAGATAATGTATGATATCTCTATCCAAAATACTTCTACAACTATCCATATAGACCCGCCTGGAGGGTCTGAGAACTTGCATGAGTCTGGTGTAGGTATGAGGCAATTAAAATGATTCTTAGAGACTGGCGTTACACTGACGATAAATTACAAGTTAGAGCTAGAGTGCTCGAGATTTTACTTTCAAAGTTTGGATCTGAACTTGACAAAAATGGGGAACCATTATATACTATGAAATCTATTACGGAGTGTGCTCACGATTGGGTTTCACAAGGTAATATGCGTGCTGATGGTGTTGTAAAATACTATCTTGCCTACTACTCGTAGGTTTTTCTGACTCAGTAGCTCAGTGGACAGAGCAACTGCCTTCTAAGCAGTCGGTCGTTGGTTCGACCCCAACCTGAGTCGTTCAATCCTCTATAGCTCAGTTGGTAGAGCAGGTGACTGTTAATCACCCTGTCCCTGGTTCGAGTCCAGGTGGAGGAGTCGCCGAATTAATTTCGGTCTATATAAAGTGTTATTATGATTTCTTTCGACAGCTTAACAAATCGATGGTATATTTGTTACGAAAATAGAATCGTATGGTTTGATTGTTATGATCATGCTGAAGATTGGATTCAACTTAATCATTTAGAGGACTACTTTGATGAACCCACGGGAACAAAAACGGCGTGATGCTTTCAATCTTTTTTACGAAAGTGTATTGAAACCAGATACTAAACTTAGAGCATGTGCTCACAATCAAGAATGTTTCAATGAACTCATGGAATGGAGAACTGAAGTACTATTACATCTAGATAACAAACGCAATACAGAATTCAATTAAATGACTGAAATTATTAAAGTCAAAGACATGGAAGCGAACTTCGATCATTATATGGATCGTTGTGAAGGTGGTGAAACCTTCTTTATTGAACATGAAGATGGTAGACTGGTTGCAATGGTTCCTGCAGATGAGTATGGAAATGCCATTAATGATTTGAATGTAGATCTTTCAATATACAATAATCACAACGATGCTAGCTAAAATGACATTTGAAGAACTTTTCCAGGGCACTTTTGAAAACAAATCACAAGCCATGTCTGGTGCTCAATGGCCATGGATTGTAATCAAGAACGAAAAGATTGATACAGATACTTTTAAGTGTACTCAAGCTTATAAGTATGACGAAGATCAACCGTATAAAGAATACATCACTAAGTTTACTTACGATGGTAATAAAGTCTATTCTAGAATGTACACTACAGATCTAGAATATCGTCAGGGATGTGATTTGGTTTTTGAATTGCAAGATGATGGTTCATGGTATGGACATAATACATGCCAAGATTGTTGGGTAGAAGTTGGTAACATCAAAGCGTATCAATTATGTGACATTCGTATGAGTGAAGGTCATTATAATATTATTGATGTTGGTGTAGATCCAGTTAAGAGGGATATTGTTTGGGGTTCAAAGAACGGATACCTTAAGTTTGTGCCAAACTAGCTCAGTGGTAGAGCAGGGCTTTTGTAAAGCTCAGGTCGCAGGTTCAAATCCTGTGTTTGGCTCTTAGTTACAAAGGTTGACAAAACTTAAACTTTCCTATATAATACTGTAACAGTTCTTTACACAACTAACATGACTGTAATCACTGAAGACGGCGGCAGGACAAACATGTTCGCTCGCGAACCTCAAATGTATATTGACCAAACCGAAGCAGAACGCTACGGTTACGAAACCTATGCAGAACGTGCAGAAAAACTTAATGGACGTTGGGCAATGATGGGTTTCGTTGCAGCAATTATTTCATATGCAACATCAGGTAGCATCTTCTTCTTTGGTGCCTTCGGCATCTAATAATACACTCAACTCTATTAAAGGAAAAAACCATGAACGAAACAGCAGAAAAACTTAACGGTCGTGCAGCAATGATCGGTTTCATCGCCGCCGTTGGTGCTTATGTTACCACTGGTCAAATCATTCCAGGACTTTTTTGAACTACGACTGGACACTACTTCAGACGTTGGTGTTTATTGTTACCCCTTTCTTTATCATGCTTGTTTTATCAAGTGAAGATGAAGATGACGATGGATCCGATGGCGGTCTTATGATGCCCGCCTACAATCCATCTTAAGTCAGATTTTACAATTCAATGTTGACAAAAGTCTATATAGATAGTAAAATTTGACCAGTTCAATTTCCCATTATGACTTACAATGTTACTCTCATCTCTGCCGACAGTACCGAAACTGTCATTCAGTGTGAAGACGATCAGTACATTCTTGATGCTGCTGACGAAGCGGGTATGGATTTACCCTACTCATGCCGTGCGGGAGCTTGCTCAACATGTGCTGGTAAAATTATCTCCGGCACAGTAAACCAAGAGGATCAATCTTTCCTAGATGATGATCAAATTGAGGCAGGATTTGCACTTCTTTGTGTGACATATCCTAAATCCGATGTTACAATCAAAACTGAAACTGAAGAAGAACTTTACTAATGATCGGTAAACTTGATCCAGAAGAACGTATTATGGAACCACCTACCATAAACGAACAGGTTATTTCTATCGCCCAAAAATATGGGTGGGAAGAAGGTGACAACATCGTAGTTGAAATGGCAGGAACACAAGTTTCTGGTATTGATGTTGGTGAAGAGTATAACAAGAAGTGGCAATCACCTATTGGTACTCGCAAATGCAACAAAGAAGCATTTATTGTAATTAAAAATCTATCCAGAGATCCTTTTGAATCTTCTAAACCTATGGATAGAGAACATAAACCACATCACTCATCTACCCCTGACGAACCACAAGACATTGTTGTAAACATGGATGGTGGCGTCGGTGGATCTTGGGAAGTTAAAGAGGAAAATGACGAATCCTAATCAACTGTATGAAGATATGCAGAAGCTAGATGATTTGTATGAAGAGTTACTTTGGCATCCAGATGATGAACTACAGTTCACACATGATGGAACCAAGATAATTATCACCAATAAATCACTAGATAAGTATAAATAACTATTCTTCACACAATAAAAATGGCACTACTCGCGACGGTTGGAATTTTAGTAGCTACATTTATTACTGCTGCAATGATGACTCAATCAGGTGATGAGACAGGAAAATTGTAACATTATCTTAAAATCAACACAATTGTGGCAAAAACTATTATAAAATAAAGAAGTTCTAACTAGACTCAGTTCTTAATTCTATGAAAAATTTGCACCAGACATACGGCCACTATCTACATACTGACAAACTGCTTGACGATCATGATATTAATGAAAGAGTATTGTCATACGGTTGGTCTGATGATGGTTCAAAATTAACTGGGTACTACGTCTTGACAGAACGCCACCACTTGTACTATAATCTAGATGATCAGCTAGTTGAGAAGGTCCCTTCAGGTCAACTACTTGGTCGAACTACTTGACAGACTTCAAGAAGTCTGTTAGTATAAATACTTAACCTTCTCGAAATAATAAGAAGGTTATACTTAACGGGGAGATGTCGAAATCCCCTTTCATCCGTGGGTTAAACTCTACGAGAAATTACTTAAAGGAAAACAAAATGATCAAAACTGTATTCGCAGCAACTGCTGCTCTGTTCGCATCCGCTGGCGCTGCTTTCGCAGGACCCTATGTCAACGTAGAAACAAACGCTGGCTGGACTGGTGCTGACTACAACGGTGCTGCCACCGACTTCCACTTGGGCTACGAAGGTGCTCTTGGCGAATCTGCTTCATACTACGTCCAAGGCGGTGCTACTCTTCTGAGTCCCGATGGTGGTGAGTCTGACACCGTTCCTTCTGGTAAGGCAGGTGTTGGTGTCGGCGTCACCGATGCACTGGGTGCTTATGGTGAAGTTTCCTTTGTCGGTTCTGGTAGTGACGATCTCGACCGTGGATACGGCGCTAAACTGGGTCTTAAGTACTCCTTCTGATCACTTGACAATGTGATATAATATAGGGGTCTACGGACCCCTTTTTTTATGCTAAAAGTACTACTTCATCCAGTCACAATTCTAAATCTAACTTTTGTTGGAACCTTGGGATTGATTCAAGTTGTACATACTAGAGCACATCATACTCTAGATACTGATGTACATGGACATGTTTTTAGAGCATTAAAAAAGAATCCAGAATTGGCAAGATCCGCCTGTTACGAACTTGACTAATGAAGAAAAAAGAAATGATTGAGGCACTACGCAAACGTCTTGATCAAGTAGAAGCAGACAACTTAATTCTCCTCAAAAGAGTAGCAAAACGAGAAACAAAATTTGATAACCAAATTTGCGAAAAGTAACACTCAGTTTTTTATGCTTCTAAATATTGTGTATGATTCTTTATCATGAATTACAAACCTTACTCATCTGAATGGCACAGATACCGCTATCTAAAAGAAGCACTTGATAAGTATATTGATGACTATGTTGACACTGATACTATCATGAATGATATTCTTGGTATTGTATGTGACCGTCAAGAGAGGGCACATTCTGAATATCATAGACTAGAAGAACTAGAAATGAAACTCGATTTTAGAGACTGATATGCTTTCTACTCAATACAGACTCCGACTGGAGTTCATCTGTAAGAAGATCGCTAACAAGGAGGAAGTTAAACTAGAGGATATGATTTGGGTAGAAAAACTTGCCAAATCACATACTACAGCTAGAGACTGGTTACAAAAAGCACGACGACAATCTGCTCAAGATATTGAGGAAGGTAGTACAGACGATTTTCTGAATAGGATGGGTTTAGGTGACCCCGATCCATCCAATCATAGAAAGGGGTTCAATAGTGCTGATGACATTAAAGATTGGTTTCAAAGAGACAAACCTGATGACTGGAGGCAACGTGACTGATTATGTTTGTGTCTCCATGTGGGATCCTATTTTTGAGATGATGCGCTATCACTGGGTGCATAAGTCTGAGAAAAATCCTGTACAATTTGTAAAAAACCTCAACCCTACTGAACGAGTTCTATGAGCAGTAAGATGATGTTCTTGGTTGACACTGGCAACGGCAGGTGTGTCAGTCATGATGGATATATACAACTCGGTAGTTTCTCTCATAGTGTAGAGAAACATCTTGAGTTATGTCCAGAACAAGAATGGCAAGTTACCTACTGGATGCCTGATCCATTTCGTATCAGATATCCAAGACCAAACTATCAGCATACAATGAAGGCGAATGAAGGTTCACCTAGAACTGACAATGCTGGTGATAGTAGACCAAGAGACTTTCCAGATCAACCAACCATAAGACTTGAGAGAACGTTATGAAAATGTGGGAGACAAAATGCTCTGGGTGTGGTAATATGGTGCCAGCGAACCAGTGCCCTCAGGTAGGATGCTATGTCCCTTCTACAGGTAAATACGAAAACTCTTTGTGTAAACCCTGTTGGTTAATACGAAAATTATGGAAGTAAATTATGAATGATTTTCTAGATAACTTGGGTGCTAATCAGTATCAAAAGATGCATCAACCCAAGAAGATTAAGATTACTCCCCAAACATATATTGATATGAATAAGGAGTTTGAGGAGGAAGATTATCCCTTCCGAATTGCTGTTCCTACTCAGGAAGCAATTGATAAATGGCAAGCAGAGATACCACCACATATTGGTGTTGTTCACGAACATGATATGGTACAAGAAATGTGGGATGCTATTGGAGGACGACCAAATGAATAAACAAATGCAAGCAGTTTTGTACTCAAAAGAAAATTGTCAGTGGTGTGATAGGGCAAGAATGTTACTAGACAGTGTTGATATTGATTATCTTGAATACAAATACGAACAAGATTTTACTAAAGAACAGTTTTATAATGAGTTTGGTGAAGGCGCTACTTTCCCTCAAGTGAACATGGGTAAAGAATACGTCGGTGGCTTCAAGGACACCCTGCATTACTTAAAAGAAAATAAAATCATTTGACATAACCCAGAACCCGTAGTATAATGACAGGGAAATCAATCGCAGTCTTCTGTGTTTACTCTTGTCTCTAAATAATCATAGAACTATGGGAGGACAACTCACTTTCTTTCATTATTTGGACATTAACAGGGAGTAAACCAATGACGATAGCTGTTTATGTGTTCGTTGTATTAGGATCATTTATTCTAGGAACACTAACATCATGGGTCGCCAAGGATCATATCGATGCTTTCATCGATAACGCTGCATATGCTAAAGCAGTTACACATCCCGAAATGCTAAACCCAGATGGCACTGTAGATCAATCTGAACTATTAACACTTAGTTTCTTATCAGAAGACGACGAAGATTACGAAGACCCTATGAACTAATATCATGATTCTCGTTGACATGAATCAATGCATGATCAGCAATTTGATGATGCAAATTAAAGTCGGTGACAAACTAGATAAAAAACTAGTCCGACATATGGTGTTGAATTCCCTGAGATCTTACAACAGAAAATTCAGGGAAGAATATGGGGAGATGGTCCTTTGCTATGATAGTAAACACTATTGGCGTAAAGACTATTTCCCTTTTTACAAACAAAACAGAAAGAAAGATCGAGAAAAATCTAATCACGACTGGAACGCAATCTTTGAAGTTCTGAATACAATTCGTGATGAGATCAGAGATAACTTTCCTTATATTGTTATGGAAGTATCTGGTGCAGAAGCAGATGATATTATCAGTGCTTTGTGTAGATACTCTTCGCAGACATCCAATGAAAAGATTTTGATTCTTTCTGGAGATAAAGATTTTATTCAACTCAAAAAGTTTTCGGTTGTCAGTCAGTACAATCCTCTTCAAAAACTTTTTGTAAAAGACATCAATCCAATTGAATACATTGCTGAACACATCATCAAGGGTGATCGTAGTGATGGTATTCCAAACTTCTTATCTTCGGATGATACCTTTGTTACTAACAAGCGACAGAGACCTATTAGTAAAAAGAATCTAGAGAAATGGATCTATGCTAGTCCGTCTGTCTTCTGTAACACGCAAGAGAAGTTAGATAACTACGAGAGAAACAAGACTCTCATTGACCTTGATTGTATTCCTGATGACTTACGTCGAGAAATTGTTGATAAATTTAAAGTGTTAAATAGTAATGATAAAACAAAGTTATCGATTGACTATTTTGTCAAAAACGAATTGACTTCACTCATGAACAACTTGGAGGATTTTTAAACCATGGCTGAATTAGATAAGAATCAAATGCTTATATCAGAAGTTTTACAGAAAGTATCTAATGCTAAAACTAAAGCACAAAAGATCAAGATTCTAAAAGAACTTCGTACCGATGCACTGGTCTCTCTTTTAATTTGGAACTACGACACAAGTGTATTGTCTATGCTTCCAGAAGGTGATGTGCCTTACACCAAAAATGATGCACCAATTGGTACTGAACATACTCGTCTCATTCAAGAGTATCGTAAACTATTCCATTTTGTAAAAGGTGGTAATGATTCTCTGCAGAGGACTACTCGCGAAAGAATGTTCATTCAAATGTTAGAGGGTCTGTGTGAGGAGGAAGCAAGTCTTATTTGTCTAGTTAAAGACAAAAAACTTCAGAAGAAATACAAGATCACAAAGGCTTGTGTTGATGAAGCTTATCCTGATATTGAATGGGGGAATAGGAGTTGAAAAACGGAGTGACAGTTCTCCATAAAAAATGTGATCCAGAACTAGCAAAGGATAGGAAACTTCCTTACACTGCATATCTGGTTCAATATACGGAGGACAATGAATTAAGTTATGACATATGTCTTTGCAATTCATCGGTAGAATTATTTGATCTTTACTATGATACCTATGGTAAAGACTTTCAAAGATTCGATTTAACTGAAGGTAGAGTCAATCCAAAATTTTGGAATCCAAAAAAAGAGGATAAAAAATGAATTCCATGGACAGAGCTTTGGTAATGTTTCTTCGTAGAATGGAGATTATCATTTCTCTGGAAATGGGTGGTAAGTTAGAAGCAGAAGCTGCTTACCAAAAAATTAAAGAAGAAATGAAACAACTTAAAAAGATAAGAAAGAAAAGTAACAAAGCCTCCTAACAGGGGCTTTTTTCTTGACATAACAAGCTCTTAATGTTACAATTATATCATGTTCGGAGAAAACTATGACGGTTAAACTTGTCTCCATCACACCTGATGCTGAGAAACACATGGGGTATGTTGCTAGGGTGTCAAACCCAAACAACCAACCCAACCCAAAGTATGCTGGTCTTCTAAAGTACTGCATCAAACATCAACACTGGTCTGTGTTTGAACAAGCATTCTTAACACTTGAGATTGAGACGACTCGCGGTATCGCAGCTCAAATTTTGCGACATCGTAGTTTTACATATCAGGAATTTTCACAACGGTATGCAGATGTAAGTCTGATTACTGATGAGATTCCGATCCCTGAACTTCGCCGTCAAGATACTAAGAATCGTCAGAACTCAACTGATGATCTTCCTCCTGGTATCGTCACAGATTACCAAGAGAAAATCAAAAAACATTTTGAAGATGCATCTGCTCTCTATCAAAATCTTTTAGATGTTGGCGTCGCCAAAGAGTGTGCTCGCTTTGTGTTGCCTCTCGCTTGTCCGACTCGTATCTACATGACTGGCAGTGTTAGGTCATGGATCCATTACATCGATCTGAGGTCCGCCCACGGTACTCAGAAGGAACATATGGACATCGCCCTCGCCTGTCGCGATATCTTCAAAGAAGTTTTACCTACGGTTTCTGAAGCACTTGAATGGTGAACCATGAACATTTTTGTTACTAGTCAAAGTCCATCTAAATCTGCACAAATTTTACCAGACAAACATGTTGTCAAAATGCCTCTTGAGTGTTGTCAGATGCTTTCGATTATATACTCATCATGGTATTACGACTGGGGTCCTATTCATA